TAACGCAGGTCCTATCAATACTCCTACCACTGGTAGTGGTGCTAACTTCGGTTTCGACCCAATTCTTATTAGCTTGATTCGTCGTGCTATGCCTAAGCTTATTGCTTATGACATCGCAGGTGTTCAGCCTATGAATGGTCCTACTGGATTGATCTTCGCAATGAGATCACGCTACGTTAACCAGACAGGCGACGAAGCATTCTTCGACGAGCCAGATGCACAGTTCTCTGGTACTCAAGGTGGTACACCTCCAACAGCAACATCTGAAAAGAACCCAGGTCTTATCAACGATGCTTCTGGTGGTGGTACAACAGAAGGTAACTATGACCTTGCTTCAAGCAAGTTTACATCTTCTGAACTTGAGTCATTAGGAGAAGGTACTTCTACAGCGTTCATGGAAATGGCGTTTAGCATCGACAGAATTGCTGTTGAAGCTAAAGGTAGAGCACTAAGAGCAGACTACTCAGTTGAACTTGCTCAAGACTTGAAAGCAATCCACGGATTAGATGCCGAGTCTGAACTAGCAAACATTCTTTCTACTGAGATCCTTGCTGAAATCAACAGAGAAGTTGTTAGAACTGTTTACCGTGGTGCTAAGCCAGGTGCTCAGGTCAACACTGCTAACGCGGGTGTATTCGACTTAGACGTTGACTCAAATGGAAGATGGTCTGTTGAGAAATTCAAAGGTCTTCTATTCCAGATCGAAAGAGATGCTAACGCAATCGCACTAGAGACTCGTAGAGGAAAGGGTAATGTAATCATCACTTCTAGTGATGTTGCTTCTGCTCTTGCTATGGCGGGTGTTCTAGACTACTCATCAGGTATCAACCAAGCAGTTGGTGGACTTGGAGAGATTGATGACACAGGTAACACATTCGTTGGTACAATCAACGGACGTTTCAAGGTGTACATCGACCCTTACTCAGCAAACGTATCTGCTGACCAATACTACGTTGTTGGATACAAAGGTACTAACGCATACGACGCAGGATTATTCTATTGTCCTTACGTTCCGCTACAAATGTACAGAGCGATTGGACAGGACACATTCCAGCCACGTATCGGGTTTAAAACTCGTTATGGCATGGTTCTTAATCCATTCGCTAAGGGACTTACAGCTCTTACAAACTCTGATCCACAGCATTCATCAAACGTTGGTGCTAATGCTTACTACAGAAGAGTTAGAGTTGCTAACCTCATGTAATCCTGTATCAGGAAACGCATACAACATTAAGAAAGGGGCATTTTGCCCCTTTTTTTGTGCTAAATTATACTAATGAGACGATCTAATGAACGGACGGGTGAACAAAGTACAAATGACAGCGAAGGTAATGCGTATGAAAGATGGATTACATCGTCATCAGTGGTATCCTCATTGGACTGAGGATGAGAGAGCGGCAGCTCAAATGATCCTAAATAATGTATTAGACGTATTAGATGAGTACTGGGAATGAAAGCATTTTCACCCGACAGTAAGAACTTTCTCTCACCCGTTGGGTTTAAATTTCTGATAGAAAGAATACCAACAGTAGATTTCTTTTGTCAGACAGTTAACTTACCAGAGATAAGCATAGGAAATAGAACCATAGAGACCAGAGTGAAGGCATATGATACACCTGGCGATAAGATGACATTTGGAGATCTGAACTTGACGTTCCTGATCAACGAGAACATGGATAATTACTATGAGATATACAAATGGTTGAAAGGATTAAGCAACCCAAGGCATGAAGAAGAGTTCGCAGCATACCTAGCGGGTGTTGTTGACGTAGGTAGAAAAGATAACTTCCAAAAAGCAACTACAGATGCTAGACTATTAGTGTTAGACAGCAACTTCAACTCTATAACTACAACTGTATTCCAAAATTTATTTCCAGTTAGTCTTAGTGGAGTAAGGTTCTCAGCAGATGCTACTGACATTGACTACGTAACTGCTGATGTTACCTTTAAATATACCCTACTAGAGTTCATAGATAGCGAAGGTAATAAAGTCTGATATATAAAATAACAGATCATTTAGTATGAATCTTGAAATGATTGAGTCCATGTGGAAAGAGGACTCTAAACTTGACGATGAAAAATTAGACCATGATTCCCTTGCTATACCAAGGAAACATGCTAAGTATCTTGCGTTACTGAATCAAGTAACGATGCTCAGAGATGAGCACGAACTAAAACTAAAGTCACTTTACCGTGAACTCTGGGAATTTTATACTGGAAAATCTGAAAAACCATTTCCAACTAAACTCCTTAAGACTGACATCTCAATTTACATAGATTCAGATCTAAAATACCAAAAGGCAACATTCAAGCTCAAGTATTATAACCAGATGATTGATACTCTAAAGAGTATCCTAACGGCTGTGAACAATCAATCGTTCATGATTAAAAATGCGATTGAATTTGCCAAAATGTTAAAGGGTTATGATGTCTGATGTGCTAATCAAGAAGAAGAATGAAGTATATTTGACACTAGATTGCCCACCACACGTACAATATGAACTGGCAGATGAGTTCACCTTTGAGGTGCCCGCAGCAAAGTTCATGTCTGCTTACAAAAAGAGGTATTGGGATGGAAAAATCAAATTATTCAGTCCAGCTACAGGTGAAATATATGCTGGCTTGCTACCTTACATTACAACTTTTCTACAGGAGCGAGGATACCCTTACACATTCGTCGACAACGATGTCTACGGACTTCCAGAAGAGGTGGATGAACTTGTTACACCCTCTGGTGTCGGGGCATTCGTTAAGGGATTACAGTTACCTCACAAAGTAAGAGACTATCAGTACCAAGCAATCTATGAAGCGATGAGGTACAGAAGGAGATTACTTCTGTCACCTACTGCTAGTGGTAAAAGTTTAATGATATATGCCCTTTGTAGGTACTTTGGTAGGAAAAACCTAAAGACCCTCATTGTAGTGCCTACTACGTCCCTTGTAGAGCAGATGTATAAGGACTTCAAGGACTATGGTTGGGATGTAAAACACTATTGTCACAAGGTGTATGGCGGGGCGACCCCATTTTCTGACAAGGATGTTATAATAACTACATGGCAATCCATCTATAAACTACCAAAAAAATACTTTTCTGACTACGGTGCTGTCATAGGTGATGAAGCACACCAGTTCAAAGCTAAATCATTGACAGGTATCATGGGTAAACTTCATGATTGTAAGTATAGAATAGGGTTTACTGGTACGTTAGATGGGTTACAGACCAACCGATTGGTCTTAGAGGGTGTCTTTGGTGCTGTTAACAAGGTAACTAAGACTGAGAACCTCATCAAACAGGGTCACCTATCTGAATTTGAGATCAAGGTGCTAATGCTCAAGCATGAGTATCAAGAGTTTGATACATACCAAGATGAAATGGAGTACATATGCTCCCATAAGGGTCGCAATAGATTCATTCGTAACCTCGTATGTGACCTAGAAGGCAACACTCTAGTGTTATTCAACTACGTTGAGAAACATGGCATGCCACTCTTTGATTTGATAAATAATAAAGTAAGGGAATCAAGACAAACTTTCTTAATCTACGGTGGAGTAGACACTGAAGACAGAGAAAAGGCAAGAAGGATTGCTGAAACTACTAAAGATTCTATCATTGTGGCATCCTATGGCACTTTTAGTACTGGCATTAATATTAGGAACTTACATAACGTTGTCTTTGCGTCGCCAAGTAAGTCGAGGATAAGGAATTTACAGTCAATCGGAAGGGTACTCCGTAAGGGAGACAATAAAACAAAAGCTGTACTGTATGATATAGCAGACGACATCTCAAAAGGAGGTCGTAGAAACTATACTCTCAATCATTTGATTGAACGTGTTAAAATATACAATGAAGAGTCGTTTGATTACGAATTCATTGACGTTAATTTACAAACCAAATAAGATGGAAACTGAGGAAGAATTTTTAGGAGCACTTAAGATGGTAACAGGAGAGGAATTACTCTCTAAAGTTACACATGTGAATGATGACAATGGAAACTATGTCATCCTAGACAATCCTATCCTAGTGGAAGAGGTTACTATGGACACCCGCGTCGGTGCCAAGGTGTCTCCATGGATGAAGTTCTCCAAAGAACGTTCATTTATAGTGCCGATGGATAGAATTGTTACTTGTGTAGAGTGTGATATAGAAGTAGAGATGTTCTATAATCTATCCTTAGAAAAAATTGACCCAGAGTACCATAAAAGAACCGCTAAGGGTGATGGTAATCTAGGTACTGTAGAGGAATCTAGAGCAATTCTAGAGTCTATCTTTAAGAAGAAGAATAAATGGTCTTAATATGTTTCTGAAACTGCTACACAGTTAGTGTACATGTTTTTGATACCCTTGTCAAGCTTGACTAGGAGACCGTAACATAGTATACTGTAAGTAACCAAAGTTATTGGTATGAAAAAGAAGTCAGAACATTACGTTAACAATAAAGAATTTCTTCTCGCCCTCGTAGAATTTAAGGCAGCATGTAAAGTTGCTGAAGAAAACGGTGAACCTCGTCCGCAGATAAGTAATTATATAGGAGAGTGCTTCTTAAAGATAGCTACACACCTGTCATACAAACCAAACTTTGTCAACTATATGTTTAGGGAGGACATGATCTGTGATGGAATTGAAAACTGTGTCCAGTATATTAGCAATTTTGACCCTTCCAAGTCTAGTAATCCTTTTGCTTACTTTACTCAGATTATATACTACGCATTCCTACGGAGAATATCAAAGGAGAAGAGGCAACTTGAGATCAAGAATAAGATAATAACAAAATCAGGGTACGACCAACTGTTTCATAGTGATGGGACTGATGATCACTCCGCTATGAACAGCATCAAGGAAAACGTACAGGTAAAATCAAATTGAAAATAGCAATAATAACTGATCAGCACTTTGGTGCTAGGAAATCTAGTCGAATTTTTCATGACTACTTCCAAGATTTTTATGAAGATGTATTCTTCCCATGGTTAGAGAAAAATAAGATAACAATACTCCTAGATTTAGGTGATACTTTCGACAATCGTAAGAATTTAGACATCTGGTCTATAGATTGGGCAAAGAAAAATTATTTCAATCGTCTACAAAAAATGGGCATCGAAGTTCATTCTCTTGTGGGCAACCATACTGCCTATTATAAGGACACAAATGCTGTAAATACACTAGAAACTACACTCAAGGACTATCCTAACGTACACATATATTCTGAGGCAACAGAGGTCAACATAGCAGGGTTAGACGTGCTGTTCATACCATGGATAAATGCTGAAAATCAGCAAAAAACCTATGATTTAATAGAATCTACCACCGCATCAGTAGCGATGGGTCACCTCGAACTGAATGGGTTTGAAGCACACAAAGGATTCACCATGACACATGGTATAGATAAGGGTCTTTTTGCTAAATTTGACCAAGTTTTCAGTGGTCACTACCATACCAAGTCACACCATGACAACTGCTACTACCTAGGCAACCCCTACCAGATATACTGGAACGATTGGGGTGACGAAAGAGGGTTCCATGAGTACCATACAGACACAAAACGTCTAGTTTTTCATGAAAATCCTTATAGTATCTTCGCCAAAATTTTTTACGACGAGAGGAAGTTACCCAAGGCAGCTGACTTCAAGGATAAGATGGTCAAGATCATCGTAGAGAACAAAAAAGATACAGCAAAGTTTGAATATTTCGTGTCACAACTGTATATTAATGGTGTACATGAGATCAAAGTAGTAGAGGATTCCTCATACGAATCTGAACTATCAGAAGACCTAGATATAGAGAAGGAAGATACCCTCACTATCCTAGAAAACTACGTAGATGGCATGGAATACCATGATAAAGACGGTATTAAGACACTCCTCAAAAGTTTGTACATAGAAGCATTGGAATTAGTCTGATGTATATCCTCAGCATAAAAGGTAAAGAAGATCAAGGTGCCTATTCTATAGAAATAGAGGGTAAAAAGACTCTTTACCTTTTTGTTGACAAAGACGATGCAATACGCTATGCTAGATTATTGGAAGCTAATGATTACCCACAGATGTGTGCGGTAAAAGTTGAAGCAGACGAGGCGATTGGTACATGTAAAATGTATAATCACCCATATTATGTGATCACACCAGATCAAATAGTGATACCTCCTGATTTTTAATTTGTCTATTTTTTATGATCGTATTTGAGAAAATTCGTTGGAAGAATTTCCTATCAACAGGCAATGCTTTTAGCGAAGTTGACTTGAAAGGTAGTCCTTCAACACTCATAGTAGGTTCCAATGGGGCAGGGAAAAGCACGATGCTTGATGCCATCTGCTTTGTCCTGTTCAAAAAACCATTTCGTAAGATATCACAGGCACAGCTCATAAATGCTGTCAATGAGAAGGAGATGTTGGTCTGTATTGAGTTCACAATAGGGTCAACGCATTGGCAAGTTAACCGTGGTGTCAAACCAAATATATTTGAAATTTTTAGAGACGGTAAACCACTCAATCAAGAGTCAAATCAACGTGATCAACAGGTGTGGTTGGAGCAATCTGTCTTAAAACTGAACTATAAATCATTTACACAGGTAGTCATACTAGGTAGCAGTACCTTCGTTCCTTTCATGCAGTTGACTGCTCCTAATAGGAGGGAAGTTATAGAGGATTTGCTCGATATTAAGGTGTTTTCTACCATGAATGGCATCCTCAAGGACAGAGCAAAAGGACTACGTGATACCATACTCAACCAACAGTATGCTCTTGACCTAGTAAAAGAAAAAGTAGAGATACAACAGCGATTTATAGAGGATATTAAGCAAAATCAGGAGAATAATAGGAAAGCAAAGAGTACGGATATCTCTACTTTACAGGCAGAGGTAGACACACTAGAA